TTAAAATTGTAGATTAAGATCATCGCTATAAATTAAGAGTTCTTTGCCCTTTTTGGTATGTCCAGCACTATAGTTTAAAGTAATTATTTCTCGTCTAAAAGAGGAATATAGCTCATTTATTAAATCACAATCATCATACGTTACTATCCATTTATAGGCTAAATGCTTAATAATTCGCGCTAATTCACGATGATCACGTTCAGCAAAACAATTTTTATACAGAACCGGGCCTTTCTTTACATATGGTGGATCAATATTCAAAATTGTATGTTGAATATCGTAACGGGAAATAATTCTTGATATAAATTCTCTTGCATCTAAATTGTAAAACACGATTTGTTCTTTTCTTGCTGCAATTGATTGAATTTTATCAACTAAACTAGTACGATTGAACCGGGCGTCTATCTTGTAAGTACCCTTTTGCTCTGCACCTCCGATTGGGCCACCGCAAATAATTCCAGAAATATTACAACGATTTAAAAAGAAAGTTGAAAAAGCAATTTCAGATTTAGTGTATGCTGCTACATTTTCATATATTTTATGCTGAGTACGCCAAGTGTCCATCGTAATATTGCACTTAAGTATTTTTTCACAAAGATTATCTGCATTATTTAGGCATTCATTCCAAAAGCAATAAATATGGTAATCGATATCATTGAGTACTAATACATCTACCTTGTTCTGCTGCAACAAATGGAGCGCCAACCCTGCACCACCAGCAAATGGCTCGCTATAAATTCTATCATCGTGTGGCATATTATTAGAAATAATAGGTTCTACTAAATTATATAATTTTGCTTTCCCACCCGGGTAACGTAGAGGAGAATCGTTTTGTGGCATAATATCACCCATTATTTATTGTAACATATTTTGCTTCTTTTGGCCATAGCCCTTTTATAATAAACATTCTCTTATAAATTTCAAATATGTTTTAAAAATGCCTTTAATTACAATGGAACTCGGGTATGTCTCAGTATTATGCATATATCCATTAAACAGTAACTTAACTCCTCCAGAACTTGTTTCTTTTTTAACCGCATTTGCTTCAGCATTAACGAGCTGACCACGTTGGAGCATTCGGGAAGTGGCTTGTGCAATTGCATCTTCGAATTTAACTTTCGTTGCATCGTAATTTTCTTCTTTGCTATTATGTTCTAAATATTCTTTTGCGGAAAGCTCAATCAATATTCTTAATAAGCATCCACAAGCATTAGGGTAATTCTCAACGTCCAATGATTTTAATTCCAGTATAATCTGATTTATACGATGATTTCTGGATTGGAGACGTATTGAACGCGGAATTACAGTTTTACAGTTCTTATAAGGATCAGGTGGCATTTTTTCTTTATGTTTATCTGAATTCGTTTTTTTTTCGGAATTAGACTTTGTTTCTGTTTTGGGTGTTGTCCCTGTATTTTGCTTTTTCTTATTCATATCATCTGTATCTGTTGGAGTATCGTCATTTGGGGGAATAGTTGTTGGATTATTAGTTTTATCTTCGATTTCAATTTGATATTTTTCTTCTATATTTTGAAAAAAATCTTTTATTTCATTTTCACCATATACTATTGCAACGCTTTTTCCATTCAATTCTTTTGCGACAAGTTTAATCTTAGTCGAGAATTCATGTTCATAACCATCAAGTATACAATATGATTTCCCAACTTTTTTGAGCCTAAGGCATTGCAATCCTACTGGCCTAAAAATTCGTTGCCAATTTGTTTGGGTAACTCCATCTATTTGGTCTCTCGTTAAATATCCTTCTTTTTCCAAATTATCCAAAAATATTACTATGTTCTCTTTCCCAAACGTTCTGTAATCAAATCTTTCTTTTTGCTCGGTACTCCATTTTACTGTCCCAATTCCACCATTTTCACCTAAATGTCTAATTTGCAAAAAATGAATTAATCTAGGATCATTGGCAGATTTAAAAACAGATACATCAATATGATCAAAGTCGATAGTCCCTTTTAAGGACATCTTTTGAAATTCGTTAGAAATTAATGGGTACTCTTTTATGACTAGATCTGGATTCTGTAATAATTTTAAGGCAGATACCCTTCTGTTGCCTTCGGCAACACGGTAAAATCCCTTTTTACTGTCTGGAAATACAGCTAATAAATCCAATTCACTCATACCATATTCAATGATGTCCTTTGCCAGTACAACCAATTTTCTTTGTTGATTCTGTACCATTTTACATAAGGCATCGTGTTCAGTCTCTGCTTCTGATAAACGTGGATTCTCTAAATACAATAAAATTGATGATAATGGAATTTCTTTTCGCATTTTAGCACTTCCTTAGTTCCTAAAATACTATTCTTTTTTCTAATATTATCACAATTTTTAGAATTTGACAAAAGTTTGCTTACAGCATCGCGTGCTTTTACAACTTACCGGAAATTAAAAATTTTTGAATTGATGTGATACAGAAAAAAACAGATTTAAACCCTAAGGTAAAAATTAATTTCCAGCTATGTCATCCTATAGTAAATTTGATCTCCAGATCTTTCATGAGACCGTCGCTTCACAGATCCGCTCCTAAGCTGTAAAACGCTTTACGCAGGTACCACCTCTCGATCGTTTTAAAGTAACAAAGCACAGCCAGACAAAAAATAAGGGGCACCCGGAATTAACCGAGTGCCCCCAATTCATGCTGTTCAGTTGACAAAAGTCATTGATTTTCCGATAGATTTAACATCGATTTTGATGTTAAACTACGCTGCGTTCTTTCCGCCGTCCGCCTGCGCTGTCCCGCTGATCGCTTTCTGCGCGGCCTTGTCCGCTTCTGCGGTAACTTTGGGTGTCTCTCCCACTCCCGTAATTGTCGGGTTGCCGGTAATGTTGACCGTCGCCCCTGCGCTTGCCGCGTCGATCATGCCCTCGCCGATGATGTATGCGATGACTGTCGCCCCCGCCGTGATGAGCGCCGTGATCTGCGTCGCCTGCGCCTCCGTGCCGCCCAGGGCAACCACCAGCAGCGCCACAAACGACACGACCGCCGCCCAAAACTTCCGGGAAGTCAGTTTTGCTTTCCAATTGATTTTATCCATAAGTATCACGCTTTCTGCCGGATTGACCGGCTTTTATTTTAATATGAGCCCCAATATTGCCGCCGCGATTCCCGCCCCGATCGCGCCGATCACTGCCGCAATCAGCTTGTCCCACCAGCGGCCGGGGCGGGACGAGATGCCTTTGACGTCGTTTTTAATCTCTTTGACGTCGGATTCCAGCCCGTCCACTTTTTCATCCACCCGCGCCATTGCGGCCGTAAGGCCCCGGATATCCTTGACTTCCTGCTCCAGCCCATCAATACGGTGGTGAGCTGATTTTGCGCTGTCAAGCGCCTGCGCGGCTGTCTGCGCTATCTCCGTCATGTCCACCCGTCTCGCCTCACTTAATTTTCACCATGAACTGTTTCGGCCCGCCGTTGATGTAGATGCCCACGCAGTCGCCGGGCTTGCCGATCGGTACAAAGTAGTAATACCACTTTCCCCCGCCGCTGCTGCGCGGCAGGATGGTTACCACGTCCGGCGTCCCGGCAACAATCTTTGGTGCATCTTTGCAGGTGATCTCCGCCTGATACGCTTTTCCTCGGGCAATTGTGACTGTGCCGGACGTGTCGCAGGTGTAATTCGGCGCGGAAACTGTGTTGATACCCCTGTAGCACACATCCATATCGACGCTGCCGGAGATCCCCGGGACGCTTCCCCTGCTGCTCCACTGCCACATATCGTAAGCGGCGGAACGGTCGGTATTGTCCGGCGTCGCGCTGCTGTAGGCCGCGCCCCAGATAAGCATCCCGGCTTTGCGGCAGGCATCCACGTTAATTAAACTGCGGAGCCACGACGCGGAGGAATACACATACACCGGGCAGGTGTAACCCGCTGCGCGGATAGCTTTATAGATCGTGATAACGCGGTTGGTAATGGCCGCCTTGCCCAGACTGGATATTTCCGTACTCGTTGCGGATGGATTCTCGGCGTCGATCGCAAGGCAGCAGTAAGGCCCGTGGCCATCAATCGCCGCCAGAAAGTCATGCGCCTGCCGGTCAATCGGTGTTGCCCTCAAAAAGTGATAGGCGCCCACAGACAGGCCAGCGGCACGGGCGGCGGTTATGTTGGCGGCAAAGGATGCGTCGGCAAAATTGACGCCCTCCGTCGCCTTGTGGATTACATAGCCGATACCGGCACGCTTGACCGCCGCGAAATCCGGGCGGCCTGTCCCGTTGTAAATATCAATGCCCTTGATTGCCATAAAATCAGTCCTTTCACCCTACCGGTAAAAACCGGGGAAAGTTGCCTCCAAGAGAGCAACTCCCCACAAAATATTTTATGCGGCGTAGTCCTCGCCGGTGATCTGCTTGTACTGGGCGGCAGTAATCCAGCCAAAAACAGACACGGCCTTTTTAAGGTTTTCGGCCGGAAGACGCTTGTTGTCGTACAGCCGTTTCAGTGTGTAATACATTTATTTAGCCTCCAATTGTGCCAGTGTCAGCGCGTCAACGCTGCTTTGCAGCTCGGCAATTTGCAGCTCCTGATAGGTTTTCTGCGCCAATGTCACGCAGAGCCTGTCCTCGGTCTGCTCCGGCGTGGTTGACGTGGCCTCTGCCGTCACAACAGGTTTCAGGGCAAGCTCCGTGCGCAGACTGTAATTGTCGTGCTGGTATTGCTTGTCCCCGTCAATGATAGTCAGCTTGCCGGTTTTGGCCGGATCGCCGGTCAGCTTGTCCAGCGCGTCGAATGTGGTCTTGCTTTTGCCGATCTGGATTTCCAGCGCGTCGCGCTGCGCGCCCTGAAAATATGTAGGGCTGCCTTTGACGGCCAGCACGTCAAGCGCTGTGCCGTCGTTAAATTTTAGCTGCATAAATGATTCCTCCATTCATATCACTGGAATCTGAACGATTCCATATTCTAACGTATCCAGTTCAAGCTGAACGTAGATAGACGCTTCGATTCCTCTAGTTTTTGCCCAGTTGGTAGCATCAACAACAATACAAAATTCATCTTCAGGATGTGAACATCCGTTGGGAACGTAATTGATATTGCAATCCCACCATCCGGATGAACTTTCTCCAAATCCGCTATCTGATGTATTCTCGCTGTTTATCCCCACTCCTTCTTTATTATAAGAATCAATGTCCATAATGATCCAGTGAATTTCAAGGTAATTATTGGTGCCTCCGACGCTGTTGTCAATGTCATACCAATGCGCATTTATTCTTGCTCGTTTGATAGAGAACGCGCGATCTAATTTAAGGCGAATATTAGCAACGTTTTCAGTTGGGTCTAGGTACTTAAAAGTAATTTCAAAATAAGATCCAGAGATACCAGCAGTGCTAAACCCATAAGAACCTTCATTTCCTGCTGGCCTTAATCCAGAATATGTTACAGATACTAATTCAGGCCTTGCCTGATAGATTTTTCTTGTCACCCCGTTCACATTTGCCCACAGTTCTTTTATCGGGCGCGTTACACCATTGACATTCACCCACAGCTCTTTGGCTTTCCGCGCCGCGCCGCCGACATTGCCGTAAATACTCGCACTCATTATTCATACACCGCCCATATCTCGCCGTCATGCACTGTGCCGGGCGCTGACGTGTGAAAGGTTACATACGGCACTGTTACCATTTTAGCCGCGCTGCCGTCGTAGGTGCCGGTACCGCCGTTATAACCATGCGCAATAGACAGGGCGGCAGGGTTCGGCAGGCTGGCCGGTATTTCCGGCAGCACGTGCAGCACCTTATTATCCGCATCCGCCGTTCCGGTAATGACTACCCCGGCTGCCCACGCTCCGGTCGTCAGCGCCGACCCGTCTGTGGTTTTGAGCGTATAGGCCGTACCGTCAATCGTGACGGTATCCCCGGCGGCATAAGCGGCTGGCACCGCAAACATCACTGGTACCCTGCCCGCCGTCGCTGTCAAGCCAGTAAGGGCGTAAACGGTGCCGGTTTTGGTGCAGGCTAACGTCGTCATATGGACGGTCTGGTCGGACTTGTGGGCATCCAGCAGCTGTTTTAGTTTGCTGACATCCGCCTTGCTTGCGATTACGACGGTCGGGTCGATTACCACATTCACGCCTCGTGCATCCACCACGCTGATGTAAATATAGAGATCCATCTCCATAATGGCGCCGCTGGTGACGGCCTCTTTGGGGATTTCCGGCGTGTTGCCGACTGCAATCAGCCGTCCCTGATCGTCCAGCACGCCGATTTCCCGCATGACCCAGCCGCCGACACTGGACGGCAGCACGGCATGCAAGATCATCCGGTTTGCCTGCTGCGGGTCCTGCGACACTTCGGCGATCGCTCCGGACCACACCTGGTGTTTCAGCGCCGTCATGCCGCTTACCGGCGCATACGGCGTACCGTTCGCATCACCGACGGCGATCTGCGTAAAGTTGACCTTTGTCCCGGTCAGCACGCTGTTGGCAATCGCGGCGTTTCCGATATCGGTACAAAGGGTTCCATAAATTTGTGTATCCGCCATATTAGCTCCTTTCCAGCACGGTTACGGACAGGCAGGACTTCACGGCCGCCGCCGTGCGCACCGTGCTGACGCTTTCATAATGATGTACCTGCCACGGGTAAAGGGTCAGGATAACGCCGAATTTACTGATTGCGGAAATACCGATTTGCCCCGGCACCCGTTCGTCGAACTCAACGCTCCATGCCAGGTGTGCCGGCTTAATTTCTTTAACCGATTCCGCAAGGCCCTTGTAATCCGGCGGCTGTCCGAGGGTTTCAATGTACCGGATAATAAACCGATATTCCGGGTTATGCTCAATGACCCGCACATCCGCCTGGTCGCCTGCAAAGCTCTCCGCAACCTTCCGGATAACGCCAACCGTCGTAACGCCCCGGGCGCGCATTTTGCCTTTTATCCGGCTGCGGCGGTCTGCAAGGGACTTTGACACATCCGTTTTTATGCCGAATATATCTTCATAGCGTTTCAGCGTATCGAATGCCGTATTTACAAAACATTCGTCAACCGTTTTTTGCAAGTCACCTATCATCGTTGACACATCATCGGAAAGAACGCCTTGTAATTCTTCCATACTTTTATTGCCTTCATAAAAGCTTGGAAGCAAATCCATTAAATTCATGCGCTCGCCTCCGACAGTGTAATCGTTCCAACTATGGGAATATCCTCATCGGGTACCGCTACGTTCACCGTTCCAGAATTTACAAGCAGCGTGTCATAATCACTTACGCCAGGTGTGGAAAGCAGCAGGGAACCAATTTTCGCATAACTGATACTGTACGTCCTGAACACGCTCGACTTCAAATATTCGGTTACTGCGGCAATAAAGGCCGCCTGAACGTCCGCAAGCGTTTTGGAACCGTCCAGTTTGACGTTTGCCGTTACACCAATTGAAAGCCCTGTTGGGCTTGCCACCGTCACCGTGGCACCGATTGGACGGACAGTTTCAATGTAAGCGGCGACTTTGCTTTCAAGGCTTGTATCAATTGTTTTGTTGGAATCAACGATAAGGACCTTGACTGTGCCGTTTCCATTCCATAATGGAGTAACCTTCACGGCGCCCACGCCTGCAACCGCCAGCGCCCACTTTTCATAATCGTGGACATTCCCGCTTGTTGACGGTTTCCGAACCTGTTCATAAAACCGTTCCCGAAGGTTATCGTCTGTTTCTTCATCCGTTCCGGACGTGATGATATCCCCCAATGTCGCGGCAGCGTCTGAGGTATTATCAATATTGGATAACTGCCCGGTATAGGAGTTTCCAATGCTTCCAGCGGTTTCACAGGCCGCGCTGTACAGATTTGTCTCCAGCATAGCGGTGATTTTATATACTACATCGTCAATTGCCCACCGGGAACCAATATCAACGGCTTCATTTGTGATCACTTTTCGCACGGCGCAGGTTGCGGGTTTCCGTGTCAAGCCGAAGTCTGCGACAACACGGTCCAGGTATTCCCCGACTGCCGTGTCGCCGAAAACGAGGTCAATAAAATTGTCAAGCTGGTTATAATATTCGGCCAGCTTAAAAGCGCATGGGGCAACAGCATCAAAAATCACGGAGCCCTCACGCTTGTCAACATCACTCGGTACGCGGCTGAGGGCATCCGCAAGGATTGCTTCATACGTCATATGCTCCCACATCAGACAGCCACCTCCTTGCTCATAGACATTGTTTTATAGATGTTCTCGACGTCAAACGTACACAGCATTTTGTCGCCATCGGCAGAAAACACAAAGTTGTCAACACCGGTTATGCGGTCGTCCGTTAGCAGGCATTCGCGGATCCTGCGCTGCAATTCAGATTTAACATATTCACGATCCTTTCCGAACAAGTCATCTGTCTGAAGGCCATAATCAAGCGTATAAACCGGGTATTCAAACTGTTCGGTATTCAGCATGTGGTATATGGCCTGCCGCAAGGCGTCCATGCCGTTTACAAAGCCTTGAATCCTGTCTTCCGACACGCTGTAGGTCTGTGTCTGCTCGATTTCGTCGGAGAGCGTCAGGTCGGTCGTGACCGTATTTGCAAGGTTCATTTCACCACATCCTTAATCTTGATTTCCGATATGGTTGTGTCACCGATCGAAATCGGTTCAATTTTCAACGTGTCGTCTTTCACGGCCGGGGCATACCCGATAATCTCAAGGATGTAATAGGCGTGGCCGCCGTCGTCGCGGAAAAGCCGCACCTGCTGCCCAGCGGCCACGCTGTCTTTCAGGTTCCCATAAACCATTTCCCATGGAAGGGTGAGTTTCTCGGAAACTTTTACGCCGCCGGAAACGACCGTTCCAATCATCAGGCAGGCCGGTTTCCGGTTATTCAGATACCCATCAATGATCTGTTTTATTTCGTTGATCATATCTTCACTTCCAATGTCATGGTGTAGTTCGGCAGAAACGTATGCGTTGCCGTCTTGACAATCAGGCGTTTATTGATGCCGATTTCCGACAGATAGGCGTGGAAGCTGCTTCCTGCCCGGATTGCTGTATTCCCTATACAGCTCATGGAAAACGATTCCGTTTCGCCGTTATAAAGGGATAGGAGTGCATTTGACATCTGAATTGTGAGTGCTTTTTTCTTCGCTTCATTGGCGGACTTATCTGCGCTCGATTGTCTGCCACTGGAGGTACTGCCGGAGCCTATTGAAGTCGAGTTAAACGACATCACATCGAAATATTGCAGCAGCCCGTATTTATTGATGGAGGCAGAGTCTTTCGCTATGTAGATATCCCGTTTCCCGGTTACCTCATTGTCCACGGCCAACTTAATTTCATTGTAAAAATCATCATCGATAGATTTTGAATAGCTGTAGTCGTAACATGCGGAGCCGTCGCCAAGAATTAAATTCGTTTCCAAATCCGTGAGGTTTCGCAGGCATATAGACCCGAATTCATCACGCAGCGCGTACCATTTGCCAGTATGCCGCAATGTTTCGCTAATAGCTGAGTACATAATATCCAGCCATGTTTTATCGCTCTGCGCGTCTGTGGGAAGCACATATCCGGTATTTGCAAGCGTTCCGGCCGGTATACCGAAATAATTGCACATCTTTCTCGCCAGCGTTGTCGCGGTGTCGCCTTTGATAACAACGGTATCTTTGGCCTTGCAGTAGCGCAGCATATCATATGCTGTGACCGTTACGACCTTGTTTTTAGCTTGCTCATGCTTGAATACAACTCCATAAAAGATGTTTGCACCGTTGTATTTAAAACGTACGATAGATCCGTTATCAATCCCCGGTCCTGTCGCAATATACGAAAAAGTGAACTTGCTGCACCCGTCATTAAGTTTATCTTCCCATTCTGCGGATTTTACAAGTTCACTGATTTCATATACTTTTTTGTTGGTAGTCTCAACGAGTAATTCGGCAGACAATGGTGTCACCTCGATTTAGCTTGAAATTTTACAGAATTTGGACTATTATAGTAATAGAAATTATGAGAGGGGAAAATAAAATGAAAGCAAGACGAGTTATAGCAATTATATCGTGGGCAATCGCGGCATGTGGATTAATAGCCCTGTTATCTAAGCAAGTTGATGTGATGAATTCTTTACCGCAAGTAATTACTTTTTCAATTATTGGATTACTATTGTTTTTCATTAAAGGCAAGTCAAAGGAAGAAAAAGCTAAAATTAAAAACGATCGGCTTTCAAACACATCCGCACGGCATTTTACAGGCCTGCCACTTGCCGAGGGGACTAATTGCACGATACGACATAATCCAGACGGGTTTGTCTTTACTGCCGGTGGCAATACTTTCAATCTTTCGAACGATAAAATTACCGACATGTGTATCAAAACTGACGCAGAAATTCAACGGCAATATGTTTCCAGTGTTGGAGGCGCGGTCGGCGGTGCGGTACTATTCGGTCCAATTGGCGCAATGATTGGAGGCAGGGCAAAAGAAAAGAAAACGACGAATCTCACCCATTACCTGATAATCACTTATTTAAAGGACGGGCAAATTGCTTATATTTGCTTTGAAGTATATGAAATAGGAAAAATTCAAAAATGGATTAATGATTTTCGGCAATGTCCACACGCACAAGGCGTAAGCGTGAATTTATAATTTTACCCGGTTCCATTACGGAGCCGGGTATTTTTATGGTATCGTCAAAACCTGCCCCGGATAAATCAGGTTTGGACTCTTGATTTTGCCCTTATTGGCATTATAAATCGTTGTATACTTCGTACCGTTGCCGTAAAACCGTTTTGCAATCCCCCACAAGGTATCGCCGGATTTTACGGTATAGGTTTTCTGTGCTTTCGGGTTTTTCACAATTTTTGGTGCGGCTGCCGCTTTTGCCAAGGGCTTTGCAGCCGCAGTAGAAGAAACTACAACATTTTTAAACCCGAATTCGCGGTATTCCAAAAGCTTGAAATCGAAATATTTGTCTCCCTCTTCCCCGGCGGTCTCAGACGGGTTACATTCCTCAATCAGCACAAGCGTGTTGATATCCGCCGTAATACCGTTCCGTGCAATAAACCTCACCGGGTCTTTTTTGGTGCGCCATGTGTTAAACAGGTTCTCGTAATAATCCGGCCCTTTGAACGAGCCTGATGTTTCGATGTAATGGGAAGGGCTATGCGGAAATTCAACTTCTTTCAGTGAATATTCCGCAAGTTCTAAATAAGTTGGAACCGCAATCTGCCCCGCGCCAAGCACTCCATATTTTTCATTGGCCTGCGTAGAAGTTTTTTCGATTTTCTCCGGGTTGGTAGGCAGCCGGATAACCGTACTACCTTGTTGAAAAAATACTGCATAACTCATACCGGATAATAGCCCTCCGCTGCCGTTGCAAGTTCTTCTTTAAGCATTTTGCCTATGGTAAAATAAATTTGCTGCTGATCGTTTTTATCCCCGACATTACCGGAAAAGCTAACGGAAAGTTTAGGGGACAAAACAGCCGTTGAAAACTTATTGATATACTGCTTTTCGGCAAGGTCACGTAGATATTGCAAATCCTGATCCGCAATGTTTACCTGAACGGAACCATTTGCACCTGTGCCTTTAACCGAAGTAGGATTTGAAGGTGTTCCGAGATTTGACGTTTTAGGAAGTGTAGGCGTTGTTGGCAGTTTTGGTGTACTCGGCATTTTACCGAGATTACCAAGCTTATCTTTCCAGCCTTTTACTTTTGAATCTATACCCTGTCCGAATTTATACCCCGTCTTCCATGCGGACTTCTCATCCCAGCGCTGCCCCACTGTAGGTGCCGTTTTATTTAAGGTAATCGCTTTATCGTTTTTGCCCCATGCTGTTACAGAACTTTTAAGGGATTCAAGCCCAGCAGTCCAATTTGTTCCGAATATCGCGTCAATGATTTTCGTTACAACTTTGCCAAGTGAAAGAAACCAACCAATGATTTGGCCTATCAGGTTCGCAACGGCACCACCGAAACCATTAAAACCACCATTGGCTACATTGAGAACCCACTCAACGATTCCGAGGAACGGCTCAACAAATATAGTCCAAATGAGTTGAATCATCGCATTTAAGCCACCAAGAAGAATATCGTAAATTGTAGATACGGCAAATAAAACAGCTCCGCAAATTATACCTGTAGCACTAATCGCTTGGTTCGTAGCTTTGTTAACTATGGCGACAACAAGGTATATAACACCAATGGCAATAACTAAGGCTCCGATTATCCATGTAATCGGGCAGGCATACAGCGCAGCGTTAAAACTAACCTGAGCGGCTGTCATGCCCGTAGTCGCTGCTGCTTCTGCCGCCGTAGCACCGCCATGTGCGACAGAGGCTATTGCCCCTGCGGTTTTCAAGCCATTCGAAATGCCTTGAATGACATTATTAACAAGCATAGCGCCGTTATAGAGTAGCACCGCCGCCGTAATTCCTCCAATTATAGGTGCAATAATTGACCAATTTTGAGCGACGAACCCGCCAATATTAGCAATTCCCGTCATTATTCGGTTTGCAACATCTGCCAGAACATAGAATGAGCTAATTATCCCGTTTATCATATTCTGAAAATTACTTGACGCCAAAAAAGAGCTATTATTAGCAAATACTCCACCGAACGCCTTGTAAGCTCCATTCTTAATTTTGTTCCAATAGTCGCCCCAGGTATAAGACATTTTTCCAATTTCCTTATCCGTAGTTGCAGCAGCGGACAAAATACCGTTAATAACTACGTCTGATGTCAGCTTGCCTTCGGTTGATAGCTTTTTCAAATCCCCTGTTGATTTTCCAAGATACTTCGCTATTGCTCCTGCCGCCATAGGCGCATTTTCCATAATTGAACGGAATTCATCACCTTGCAGCCTACCCGAGCCGATAGCCTGAGTGATTTGTAGTATTGCTGCGGATTGTTCAGCAGTACCCGCGCCGCCTATCTTAAACATTTTCTGCAAAGTTTCGGTAAACTTCACGATGTTCTGCGTACTGCCGAACTTATCTGCCGAAGTAGACCCAAGTTTGGCCACCGCGCCGGCCATGTCGGTATAAGATCCTCTCGCTCGATCAGCGGCAGAAAATATCTGATTTTGCAGTCCGTTGAGTTCTTTGGCATTCTTCGTTAATAAAGACAGCCGAGAACTAATATTCGTATAAGTGTCCGAGATTTCCATGCCCTTTTTCACGGTTGCAAAACTAAGAGCGGCGGCAGCAAGTCCGGTCAGCTTTGATGTAAGTCTGGATGTGGCATTCCCTGCCGTAGTAAATTTGTTACTTACGGTATCAACCGCGCTACTTGCTTTGCTAATGCTGCTCGTTGCCCTTTGAGTGCTATGCCAGATACGGTCCATTGACCGGCTGTAATTATCCTGCAGCGTAAAAATTGACCTTAACGACGGCACGGTATCACTTCTTTCGTTTTGCTTTTCGGATTTCTTCTTCTTCCGCTTTAATCCGTAAATCGGTAGAAGCATAAATAAAAGCCCGTTCGCGCTGGCTCATTTTAACCAGTGCGGACGGAAGAATGTGAAGTTTTTGCAGGGCATAATGAGCATAGTTAAAATCCGGATCGCCCTGCTTTATCCGTTTTTTACTTCGTCGATCTGGTCGTTGATGTCGTTGGTGTCCAGTCCAGACAGCGTGGAAACTTCTTCGGAAAGTTTCGCAAACTCGCCCACGGTGAGCATCTTTTCAAGCGTGCTCTCTGCACCGAGAGTGCCATAGGCTTTCTGGAGTTCAGCATTGTTAAGATCAGGGAACACAACCCCTGCCGCCGTCAGTGCGTGGCCGAATCCAACACGGTCGAGTGTCTGCGTTCCGGTTTTCTTGTTTGTCTTTGTGTACTCCCGTTCCAGCGCGCCGTTTTCCTTTTCGGAGACCGCCCGGAGTTCCCACTCGACGGGTTTCCCATTTTCGACAAAACGGTCTGAAATAACAACTTTTTTGTTTTCCACCTTTACAGGGTGGAGAAATGCAGTAAGGCTGTTCATTTATTTTCTCTCCTTTAACGATAATTTGCTGGTAAATTGAAAGACGAGAGCGAGGAAACGCTGTCGAACGTGATATCCGTATCCACAGTGATTGGATCGTCGCTGCTGTCGTCGATATGGGCAAGCGGAAACTTTTTAGGGATTACATTGTACAAAGCGACTTCATTTTTGCCAACGGTAGACTGCGGGTCTTCATTTGTTACCATTACGGTAAACCCTTCGAAGTGGCCGCTATTGACATAATCAATCGCGGCGTTTGCCATTTCCGAATTCATAAAATAGTAGGTCATGGATCCGGACCCCTCACAGCCTACAATTTTATGCTGAACCATACGGTGGCCGAGCATTTGCTTATCGCTCATTTTGAGTTCCAGCTGTGCTTCCAGCTTTGAAATTTCAAACATTTTACGGTTTCGCCCGTTGATCGTGATGTAAGCGCTGCCCTCTTTTGACGAGAGGGTGTCGGACAATTTTGTGTAAGTATCAGACATTATCTATCCCCCCTCTTCAGGATACGGCAACTGTCATGTAGACCTTTTCAATGCTGTCTACAGATTCCAGGCCGACATTGACGGCCGCCGCGTCGCTGTTTTCGCCGGGCAGCACTTCCACATCAGCGGCAGTAAAGTTCTGGATTGCCGACATGTTCTGCAGCTCGTTGAAATACTCGACAAGCAGAGTTTTAAAGCGGGACCGGCCGGTCGGTGTGTTGTCATATTTTCCTTTTACCTTTGTCGTAAACAGCGCATTGATGTCATTGTAAACTGCGGCCCGCAGACGGATAAAGCGGTTCTTCTGGAATGCTTTTGTCTTCGCGTCCGAAAGCGTAGTCAGTGAATTGATGTCATAATCAACTGTGACATTCTGTTCGTTGTCCACGATAAAAATAAACTTGCCTGCGGCAATAGCCGCCTCACGGTCGCTCCGTTTCATTCTGGGTGAAACGTCAATCGCCCCGGCATACTGCGCGCCGGTGTTGGATTGGTTTACACTGGCACCGGCTGTGACGCCGGCCACCCACGCGCAGGTTTGGGCATTTGTCAAAACCGTATTGTCAGACAGAACAACGGCATGAGCCACATTGATAACGTTTTCACTGTCTGCCTCAAAGTCGGGTGCTACAAGCTGTATGCCCCTGCCCTCAGTACCTGTGGCAACGTCAAGCCACGTTTTCAAAAGCGCGTGTGTCGAATTCGTCGCACCGTCAAGCGTTTCGGCTGCGTAGGGATAGCAGACAACATCAAAATCTATCACGTCAAGGGCTGCAACCGCCGCAGTAAAGGCGGCGCTGGTTACCGTTACCCCAAGGTTATAAACAATAACCTTCTTTGCGTTTTTCAGCGCTTCGCCTGCGAAGAATTTATCTTCTGCCGTCGCTCCCTTCGGCCACTTGCTTCCGTCTGCCGCCGTAATGACATATTCGTCCCCGGCTTTACCGACTGAAACCTTCTGCAAAATAATAACTGTGCCGCGTTCCCCCACGGCAAGAGCGGACGTAATTTTTGCAAGATAATTAATATAGATGCCAGGTTCCACTTTATCCTGTGCTGTCCATGTGCCCGCCATAACATCACTCCTTTATCGTAAGTGTCAGATTTTCTATGGTTGAATCCATTGCCGCGGCACATTCGCGGTAAGGAACATCAAAAGTAAAATGCAGAACATTGTCGGTGATCCGCGCGTCTTTGTTGATGCAGCGGAACCGGCCAATTAAATTAAATCCGCGCAGAAGCGTTTCCTGCATGGAAACACAATCGGCGCGGACTGCCTTAATGTCAACGGATTTCGCCCCTGAAAAATACTGGACATCCAGTGAAATTTTCCCGGTAAACGAGCCCGTAAGAAGCCGGGCATAATCCTGATCAGTCACTGAAATGAGGAAAGAGGGCGTTTTAAAATGCTGCGGACAGTAGAAGCGGTAAACGGTCGCCGCCGGGCAAAGTGCTTTCAGCTGCATTTCTACCGCCGCAATAATATCATCCGTCATGTTTCGCTTTCACCCTCTTTATTTCAGCGTCGAATTCCCGAATCATGGCCTTTTCCACAACATTGTTGGCACGCTCAAGAAAATGCTGCCCCTCGACATACCCGACCGTTTCGCCCCTGCGGTTTACAACACGGTGGCCGTCGTTGACATACGGGCCGTAATAGACGTTGTTTTCAAGCATCTTTCGGACACCGTTTCCGGCGGGCTGGACGGGCGGCGAGTGCCAGCCTTTTCGCAGCGTGCCGCCGACCTTACCGGATCCGGCAGGATATTTTCCTACTGGAGTATTTTTCTTGACGTCTTTCAGGCCGGTATTTACCGATTTTGTCAGCACTTTCCGGTCAATCTGTGAAATGTCGCCGAGCATAGCCCGGAGCTCTTTACGGTATTTATCGATAGCGGCGGCGTTCACGCTCGCATTGCTCATGCGTGATCACTCCGTGTCACGGAAAATTCCTGATGGCAGGTGTAGGGGAACCCCTCCCCCACGGTCAGATTGACTTTCGCGCCGTTGCGCTGCGTGACTTCCACATAGTCCCCAGATTGGATATCAACGTCCGGCGCGCAGAATAATTTGTTCTGGTTCACAAGTTCGGGTGCTGCGTCTGTCCCAACGGCGGCAACTGTTTTCATGCTATAATGGCATTTCACGCCAGCATGTGAGGGAATGGCCGGCAAACTGCCATCGTCGTTGTAATGGTATATGTTCATCGTGTCGCGCCAGAGCGTTTCAAACGGGTTTGCCATCCTGCATCACCTTCAAAATAGGGTCCGGAAGCTGTTCATAATCCGGATATTGTTGGCGCTCACACTGTCGAGAAGCTGCGCCTGCGCGGTTTTTTTGCTGCCGATTGACACGGTAGAATCGCCCTCTTTAAGCTGTGTTACCGTGCCCATAGTGAGCGCCGAACTGTTATTCATCAGCGCGGTTGCGATCTCAACCCACGGATATTTCAGCACATCCGGAACTTCCTGGATATTCTGCGGCAGTGTGCAGTATTCGAGCATGATCGGCTTAGCCTCGTCAATGTAGGACTGGATGGCGGTATCAGAATAGCCGTCCGGTATGGTCGCCGGGCGGCTTTTGATCACTGCCAGAACATCACTTGCCTGCACTGCCATCTTTTGCACCGGCTTTCACGGCCGAGGGCGCAGCAGAAGTCTCCGGAACCTTTTTCTCAACCGCGGAATAGCCCTTCTCCTTGTATTTTGCCAGGTTCTTTTCATCAATCTGGCGGAAGATTCCGCCTTTCTGAATCAGCATTGTTTATTCCTCCTCAGGACGCCGGTTTGGCATGCAGATAGACACCTTTTGCCTTGTTCTCGTAGACGAAGGCATCGTGGTATTCGCGGAACTGGAACTTCCAGGCATCCTTCAGCTGGTTCTCGTCCGGCGTGAAAATTTTCGGCAGGCTGAACTTTACGACTTGCAGGATTGCCGCCGGGTAAACCATCATGAAGTTGATGTCCTGCGCGGAAGCTGCTTTTGCGTACCCCCAGTTGGAAGTGCCGTCGTTCAGGGTGATTGCCGTGTAGAAACGGGTTTTCGGAACGTACACAATCGGCATCCCGTTGTACCCGGAAAGCTGATTGGAAACACCGGAATCCGATCCCCACTGGCGGGTGACGGCCTGGTTCATAACGGGCTTCAGGTCGGAACTGATGTACAGGCGGCGCCCTTCGAGCGGCACCTCGTCCTCGTCCATCTGGCGGGACGCTTCGTCAATTGCCGGAAGGATTGTGTCCTTTGCCAGCGCGGCGGCCGCCGCTTTCGAAATACCCGCAGCGGACGCATACTTTGCGAACCGGTACGCATCCAGCTCCGGGACAACCTGCAGGCGCATGAAGTCACCGGTCACCGTACCGAACGTCAGGCCAAGGGTTTCCTCATTGTCAAGCCGGTCAATGGAAATCTCTTTGCCGCGCTCTTCCGTAAGCTGCATCGTTTCCCACGCGGCGGTGACGTCGCCTTTCGGGTAGCCGTTTTCCCGGCTGTAGTCGCCGAGGCCGGTCGTGGAAACTTTCAGGACCTTTACCTCGTTCACGCCGGAGAAATCCGGGCGTGTCGCGGCGTCCATAGCGTTTGTAACCGACGCGTTCTTGTAGATTGCATCAATAATCGGGACAAATTTTTTCGCGTACTCAATGGAATTTGCCATAAGTTATTTCCCTCCGTTTTCAATGTTTTCGGGTTTCAGCCCCGCGCCTTTCATGGCCGCTGCAAGGAAGCTGTCGCTGCCATTCGGCTTCGGCGGCTCCCCGCCGGCCGGGGCGGGCGGGTTGTTCGGCGCATCCTCGCCGAACAGATACGGGTTGTCTTTCTGGATCTGTCCCAGCTGTTCGTTCAGGCCGAGGACGTTCTCGCCGTCCAGGCTGATTTTGGATTCATCCAGCAGGGCGCGCACGGCTTTGACATTTTTGGCCTTGGCTCCCATCAGGGCAACGTCGATTTTACTGCCGAGCGTCAGCTTTTTCAGGTTGGCGTCGTAATCCGTTTTTGCCTGTTTGTTGGCCGTCTGCAGGTCGGTGATCTGTTTTTTCAGCGCCTCATTGTCCCCGGAAGACTTTTTGAGCGTTTCGAGCTGTTTGTCGCGGTCGGAAACCTGCGTTTCCAGCGTCTTCTTTGTTTCATTCAGCGTATTGAAATCCGCCCTTGAAACGAAGGTCTTGCCGATCTCGGCGGAAACCTTTTTGTCGATATCATCGGTGTAGGTATCGCCGAGAATTGTTTTGAGCCAGTCCAGCATAATAACTCCTTATCCGCTATCCTTTTTATCCGGCCAGTCCCGGTACTGCGGTGCGCCTTGTTTTGTTCCGCGCGCAAACGGATAAATTTTGGGTATGAAAAAACGCCCTGCCGGAATGGCGGGACGAAACTTGGCGGTTTATTGCGCTTTCAGGATTTTAGATGTAAAATATTGGCGAAAAGAGGTGATAAAAATGAATGCAAAAGATATGGACAAAATTATTAATGATACTGTTACCGACACGATGAAAATGAACGCTGATAATTTTCAAGCAGGGTTACAAAAAGATTTGGATAACCAAAACAATAATAATGATGGCTTAGCAGCAATTATTTACCGATCCATGGAAGCCGCTGCTCGTTATGGAGCAATCTCGGCTATCTCTACGCTTTGTAAGCTCCATGTGCTTGACATCGACAAGATTCAGAAAGCCGACTAGAAAGCCGTTTAACAATTTTCTGTGGGTTTGTGCAAAGGGTACATTTTACATTGAGCACAGTCTTCTTGCCGTCTTTGAGTACCCGCTCATAGGCGGCTATTTTGTTTGGCCCACCTTTGACGATAATTTTCATACCTTTTATTCGCCCCCCTTCCCCTAAAAATTCGCATAAAAATACCACCTTGCCGTTTCAGCAGGGCGGTATTACTTCTTGCGGAAATATTCTTTTCTTGCCTGTTCCAAACTCATGTCGTTTGCACCGCCTTCAAACTGCGGATCGTTGTTTTGAATATCATCGTCTTCCCAGCCGCATATTGGACATACTTCAAACTCACTGTCAGATGGCAAACTGTACTCACCGCAGCAGGCACATTTCTTATTTTTCTTTTGGCCCATACTTTTTAACCTGCCTTTCCCAGTATTTCAAACCTTGACTTGGTTTATAGTATGTGGAAATCGTGCCGTCAGGATACACCGAAGCAAATTCATTTGTATCCGAAGAATAGAATCGCCGTACACCATCGGAAGCCGTAATTGTTTCCTTGTCCAAAATCTTGTTGACAAAATTCAGTGCTGCCATCTCATATTCTGCGGAATTCTTTGCACCTATATCCGAACCATGCTTTTCAAAATGACTTTCAATGGTCGGCGGGTTAAATTCAACGGCTTTCCAGTCCCCGCCGCCCTGAATATTTGCAAGCCTTTGCATCAGCTTTTGATACTCAGGAGAATTATTATAACGCTGCTTCTGAAACGTGTCAATATCCGGGGCGTGCCTTATTCCAAATTTCCGAATCTGTTCGTACTCATTCCGACCGGCAGAGTATTTTTTATCCTGCTCCGCTTTCCACTCGTCGTAGGTCTGCACCTCAGCCGGTATGCTCTTACCCGTCACCGGGTCGCGGGAAGCGCGTGTATTGCTTAAATCATCCAAATCCGGTATATATGGGGCCGTGGTACATCGGCAATTGACATGAAAAGATGGATGATTTTCACCCTCGACGGCTTTATCAACCGGATAATGCTTGCCATCATAATAAGCGCAGGTCTCGCAGGTGCTTTTGTCCAGCGTCGCCATGTCCTCAAATTCGTCGATTCCGTCGTCGCGGTATGCCTGGAGCTGCGCCTGGTTGACGCAATGCGCGGACTCATTGTACAGCAGCCGGTACGCTTCATATTTTTTGCCGGTGCCGGTAACTTTCCCGGCTTTATCCACACGCACGGCGCCGATTGCCTTTTGGAGCTGTTCCGCGAAATCCTGCGGCGGTTCCCCCGTGACAAACATGTTGTTCAGCGCCTGCCGGATCCGGAAGCCCGTGTCAATATCCTGCCGCCAGAGATGCTCCGAAATATCCATGCCGAAAACCGGCTGTTCGATTACTTTCCGGATGGCCGACGCGGCCGGATGGGAATACGGAAACTTGAATCCCGTGTACTGCTCGATATCAAAAAGCCGGTGGTAATACTCCGACGTGTAGATATCCGCTGCCTTGCCCTCCATCTGCTTTTTCTGCTCCTGATAGAGCTTTTGCAGGATACCGTCGCACTGCGTCAGGAGCGCCTCATAGCGGGTCACGCGGGCTTTTACGGAAAGGTTGTCAACCTGTAAATTGAATGTGCCAATGGAATCCTTGGCAAGGCGCTCATACTCCGCAAGGTCACCGCGGAAGTCCCGCAGCTCCGAAAGGGAAAGGACTTTCTGCGCCTCGTCCAGCGTAATCTTGTTGTTCTTCGCATAGCGGGTAAAAAAATAAAAGACCTTGTCGTTAAGGTCTTTCCGTGCCTGCTCAAATGCTTTCACAAGGTCGGGAATCTGGCCGTTGACGGCGGACTCCATGCGGCCAATGCTGTCGATCGCGCGCTGTTCCCAATACGACGGCATCATGGATCACCGCCCTACTTGCATTGCAAGTCTTTGAAAAAATGACTTTTTCATGCTCTCTTTTAGCTTTTCAAGGTCAATGGAAGCGGTGGTATTCTGCGCAATTTTTACGTTACGATAATCATGCTTAGCCATCGCAGAAGGCACAATCGGCTCGGTTAACGGCGTACATACATCGGGAATAATCCGCTCATTTTCTATAGCAGCCACGAAACACCATTTCCCACCTTTTGCGCATGGATTGTACTCAGAACAATTTTGGCAGTCTTTTGAAAACTGAGGATACGCTTTTTTGTTGCACGTATACGTCATTTTTGCGGTTCCCCCTTATCCTGTGGCGGCTGCTGTTCTCCGGGCGGCTTTTCCTGCCCCTGCGTTCCTGCCTGCGGCCCGAACTGGTCAATCATATTCTTTTCCTTGTCGGCCTGCTCTTTCTTGATCTGCGCCCGCTCCGCCTGCCAATCGGTTACAAGCGGATGGACCTTAGTTTTGGTTTCGTCCGACATCACCGTGTCCGGCGTCTGGGCAATGATCTGCGAAATCTCGGTCGCGTTCTGCGGCTTTGTGCGCTTCCATGTCTGGACAAACTGCTTTGTTTCGTCCGCGCCGAGATTGTGCAGGATTGCCCGGAGAAATTCGTCGATAGAATCCCGGAATTCCGTTTCCATCAGGCCGGATTTCAGCTCCAGCAGCCCGTACAGGTAATCAATGTACACGCCCGACTGGTTCCCGGCGGTCGGCGGGTTCGGATTGACGGCCATCGCCGCCGTCCAGAACTCGTCATTGAGGATTTCGCGGAATTTTGATCGTGCCTCGTAGGGGATTTCGCCACGAACCGCGTCCACCCCGCCCTTGTCATCGACACCAATCCACTTCTTAGCCTTCATCAATTGAACCGGGTCAACTGGGTGCATAACCGGGCGGCCATCCTCGTCCAACACCTGCTTGCCGCCTTTGCCGTAGACCGGCGCTGACCTCTGCCCGTCGTAGTTCTTAATAACCCAGATAATTTCCTGAAGGTCGTCAATATCGTTGGCAAACCCGGACATCAGCTTGTCGAGCGCATCAATGATATCCTTATACATGATGAGATCCGGCAGTGCCTTGGCATTGTTTCGGAACTCAATAAACGGAATCCGGCCATACTGGTGCGGCTGGATATTCCAGTTTCCATCGGGAAGCGTGTCATAGGTAATCGCCGGTTTTGGTGCCGTCCCCGACGCTTCCGGGCGGATCAGATAGGCAACCTGCGTATCGCTCCACAGCTCATATCGTGTTACCGGATGCCCGGCGGCATCATTGAATGAATAAACCCGAATTAAGTATTTCAGCTTCTTTTTGACCGTGCTGCGGTCGTAAATCGGGACAACGGTCATCGGATTCAGATACCAGTAATCAAATTTACCGTCCTGTGTCTGCCAATATTCAAGCCATGCTTTACCTGTATTTGAAGCGTCGATACCCAGCTGGCGTATAACCTTCGGCCACTGCGTCCCGATTGCGTCATTGACACGCTGCAGCAAAGCCTTGTCGCCGTTTTCCGTGCTATCCGCCGGAAGATCAAACTGCGGCGGGACGGAAAAAAGATACCCGACTTTCTGGTCCACAACCGTCCGGTGCCGGTTCATACTCAGCCGGTTGTCGGCGCTGCGCAGCGGGTTGGAGCCTTTGAGCTTCAAAAACTTGTTTACCTCGTCGATTGCCGCGGCGCCGGACTGCTTAATCTTATCCTGATTGTCATAGTAATCGAACCCCTGCTGCGCCTGCACTACGAATTTCGCATATTGGCATCCGTCGCTGTAAAGGTAATTCTGGATGACCTGCCGGATCTGCGGCAGATTCTGAAAATCAATATCCGTGTTCAAGTTCTCACCACCCCCCTATCGTTGTGCCGCCGTGATGCACCATGACCGTGTTCACGAAATACCGAATCTCATCCATCGCGTGGTCGTTTTCCTTGACCGGCTTGTCTTCCTGTTTCTTATCGTCCCAGCGGTATGCGGAAAACTCCATGATGGCGCCGGAACAGTTCTTGGTGACTTTCAGCCGGCCGGACTTAAAGGCCGCGGCCGTTTCGCGGATGCCGTCCAGCACGTCGTTGTTTGCCTGCCGGACCGTAAACCGCCCGTGCTTCCGGATTTCTGCGATCATGGACGCCGCGGACGGGTCAATCACAATTTCACTGATATATCGCTTCCCCGCCAGTTTCTCAACCTCGGCATAATATTCCGCGTCAGTAAGCTGCCGGCGCGTCTCCCGGCCGGAATGGTAATATTCGTCGAAGCGGTACCAGACGCCCCTGTACAGGCCATACAGCCCGGCGGAAAACGGATTCAACGTGCCGTAGTCGATCGAAATGTAATATTTTACGTAATCCCGCGGTTCCGGCTCAACAATGCCCTGTCCGTTAGCGACGTCGGGGTAAATCAGCCCTTCGGCCGCCACCCACTTGCCGAGGATATACCGGTCGTAGAAGACACCCGCAAAAGACGCCTTGGCCCGTTCAACCGCTTCCGGGGAAAGCCCCGGATTGTCCTCCATAAGGAAATGAATATGTTTGGCATGGTGCTTTTCCGGCTGCAGCACCCATTCCCGGTAGAACCAGTGCATGGGGCTGTCCGGGTTGCAGTTGAACCACAGCTTCGCGGTATCGACGGAAAGCGTCCGGGCAATCGCCTGCTCCACAAACGACTGCGGCATCAGCGCCACTTCATCGAAAAGGACGCCGGCCAGAGTGATGCCCTGAATCAGCATGTAGGATGATTCATCCTTGCCGCCGAACACATAGAAATAATTCACCCGCCCGCGGCGCTTAACGGTCATCAGCGACACGGAACGGGTGTAAGAGATATCATATTTTCGGGCCACGCTCCGCAGGGACAGCAGCGGCATGATGATGTTCCGCTCGGCTGCCCGGACGGTCTTTCCGCAGACTGCAAAGTTGACGCCGGAAAACTCATTCATGGCCCATTCGAGAAAGGAAACGGTCATCATGATGGTTTTCCCGGTGCGGACCGCACCGTCACAGATCAGCGCGTCGTAGTTCTCATGCGGGAACCGGAATATTTCCGCCTGTTTCTGTGATACGGAATTAAACCTCATGCTTCATGGCCTCCTCGACCGCCTGATAGAAATTGTCATCTTCGTCGTCACCCGGGGACATCGTATCGTTATCTTCGCCGATAATGCTGCGCAGTTCTTTCACGGCCTTGACATTGCCGTCCTGCGCTTCCCGCATCAGGGCAAAGGTGACAAGCATTTTATTATCACAGCTATCCGGAGGGACACCGGCACGGGCCAGCTTATTCCATCTGCGCCGGTCGGAAACCTGCAGGGATAAAAGGAAATCCGCATATTCCCGCATCGTCTTTTTAGCGCGGCGGGCCTCCCCGGAGGCTTTACCGGCTTTCCGCGCATTTTCTCGGCGTTCACTCGGAGTTCGTTGGTTGTTTGGGACTAGATTTTTCTCGTTTGCCACATGGCCCACCACCTCGTTTCACAGTTTTATACGGGCACCGCGGCAGCATGCACACCCACGCCCCGGTACGTCTGTAATCATTCCAGACACATTTTGGGCTGCACACTGCCGGTCACCTCCCCGAAAAATTGGCATGAAAAAGGACGGCCCGAAGGTCGTCCGGAATATTCGATTGCCGGTCTTTCCCGGCTGCCGCCCTCTCTTATATCCCGCTCAATTTTGAGGGTATGCGGTTTTTGGTGTCACCGCCCGGTTTGGCTACCGGCAGGCCCCGGCTGATTCCGTGCCCGGTGGCATATTTGTGCCGCCTGTTTTTCATGCAGGCGGCTCCTTTCTGTCGGCCCCGCACGGTCTAAGGCATAAGAAAAGCGCCCGGCCATCGCCGAACGCCCTTCCGAAATTCCCTGATTATATTGTAGCACAAATAAAAGGAGCAGAACGGGCAGTTTCGTACAGAAACGTACAGCTTTTTCAGCGTATCATTCCGGGAAACACAATCTGGTCGGACATCATGGCCAACCGTAAGATGGCGGCGCCTGCCACTTGCTTAACCCGGCTTTCGCTGTAGTTCACCTTGTCCGCAATTTCTTTCCACGTCGGTCGGCGGGTGTATTTCCGGTTCCGCTGGTTCCCCATGTAACGCAGCTCCAATATGTACCGGTCGGTCGGATCCAGCTTTCCGAGCGCAACACCCAGCCAGTTCCGTTTCTCTTGCAGGTCCGTAATCTTTTTCTGGCAGCGCATTTCTTCCTGTTCATAGAACCGTGCCTGGTCTTTCAGCGCCATATTGGCCGTCCTGTCCCCGGTCATGCCTTTGCCGCCCGGCATCCCAGAAAGGTTGACGGGCGGCAGTGTTATCTCGTTTTTCTCAGCTTCGCAGTGACGGATGGCAGCCCATTCCTCGGCGATCATGGCCGGGATGTCGTAATAGACTTTCAGCAGATTCTTCACTTCGTCGACCGTCATGGTACCATCCTTTCCTGCATTCGATAAGAGCTATAGCCTTGCGCCCGTTATAATTCGATACCTGATTCTGTCCCACAGCGTATAACGACCTACGTGTAATTCTTCGACCTGAATTATTTTTCCACGCAGGCCATATGGGAAACCGACAAAGAAACTATCAAGCTTGAGCTTAAGCCTAAGAATTTTCACCATTTTAAAAAGTCGTCCCCTTTCGCAAATTTCCGCAGCTTTGCAATTGTGGCCTGTCCGATTCCGTGTCCGGGGTGGACGCTGGAAATGAAATCTTCAACTGCTTGCCGGCGGATTTCATCCATATCCGGAATTTCTGCCGGGACTACATTTTTTTCCCGCAGCCCGGCTATGTATTTCGAAATCTGCGCATCCGTCATTTTGCGGATTTTCACAGCTAATTCATGCTGTTCCTGCTCCACCGGCGTGCGCCGGCAATTACGTTTTTTCATGGCTTGCTCCTTTCGATTTCTGCTATGTACTTAAAAAATGGGTAAAACTGCTGCGGTACTACCGCATTTCCGAGGCATTTAAGTCTGTCCACCCGAGAGGGTATCCCATTAGCCACTCGACCCACGTCGGGTTCAGCTGGCCACCATTGCCCTGCGACATATTCCGGCGTTCCATCTCGGTTATTACTCCATCCGCTTTCAGTTTCTGGAGTTGCTGATAATTGCCCGTCCCGCCGCAAAGGCCCGCGCCGGTTGTCGGAGTTGGAAACATAGTTGATAGAATGTATCCCGGAATTGAAGCTCTGTTCCTCTGGCTTTCCGGCAGAGTTGAATTTTTGGCATCCTGCGCGGTCGGTGTTGGAAACATTGCTGCCGCTGTCTGAATATCCGGCGCTCCCTGCCTTGTTCTCGTTTGAGATCTTCCTTTCCCCGCACGGGCCGTCGGTGTCGACCACATCATGGCCTGCTGTGTCAATCCTACTTGTACCAGCCGTCCCGTCTTTTTGTCGTATAATCTTTGTCCCGGCTTTGGAAATGTTCCATCCTTGCATGCCAGTCGTTCCGGCCTGATCCCGGGTTCTTGTCCCTGTGGAGTATGCCACAATGGCGATCCTGTCCCGCCGGTGCGGGGCACCGACACCCGCAGCTGGAATAATAAACGTCTGGCAGGTGTAGCCTTCGCTTTCCAAATCAGATAACACCGTGTCGAGCGCCAGATTGACGATCCCAGGCACATTTTCACCAATAACCCAAGCGGGCCGGATTTCCGATATAACTCTGCACATTTCAGGCCAGAGATAACGGTCATCTTCCTTGCCTCTGCGCTTCCCGGCGACGGAAAACGGCTGGCAGGGGAATCCTCCGGAAATAACCGTAGCTGACCGTCTACCTGTCCTCGCATAAAAACCATCTCCTGTTAAGGTCCGAATATCCCGCCATCGCGGAACACCCGGCCAGTGTTTTTCAAGTACCTTTGTCGGGTAATCGGCCCATTCACATTGACCGACGGTCTGGAATCCTGCTGCCTCCGCTGCAAGGTCAAGTCCGCCAATCCCCGAGAATAAAGATAAATGCGTTAATTCCGTCATAGTTTCCTTTCTCGTCAGAAAGGCGCGCGCGCTTTGAAAGCCTACCTATGACGCATTATTTATTCTTTCGGCACCAGGTACATATCGTGATAGGCCACGCCGACGGCGATAGCGCTCCAGACGTCCTTGCTCACCCCATAAAACCAGCCCGGGTGTGCTTTCGTACCCTTTTCCCCGAACCGGTCCCGGAGTGCCTGGGAAATGTTCGCATCCTTTGCCTTCATGGTGCCGCAGAGCGTGATCTTTTCGTCTTTGCGGTAAATTACCCGCCGGTGCGGTATGCCGCCCGCAACCTGCCAGAAACGGCCTATCCAGACGCAGGTATCAAACACGGTCTTTCCGGCCGGCATCCCGGTCCCGTAGTGCGCCACCATTTCGATTGCAAAGTGCAGCGCGTCCGGATATTTAAAATTGTGGGTGACGATCTTCTCCAGAAGGACTTCATTGTTCGTCTTGCCGAATTCGATCGGCTTCAAAATATCGTTCAGAATTGCCCAGCCGCTTTCGACGTTGCCGGGGTCAATTGCAAAGATAAAGGGCTTTTCTGCATTAACCAGTGTTCTCATGCCTGTTTCCTCCTGTAATCTGCCGCGGTCAGCGCCACGGCCTGGTAATGGTCGGAACACAACCGGCTGTATGCGCGGGCGCCGCAGGTATTCCGCAGCTCGCCGTCCGTCAGCATCAGGTTGCTGGTGACGATTGTCGGCCTGTTTTCCCGGTACCGCTCGTCCAGGATAATGACAAGCTCTTTACGCGTCCAGTCGCTTGCCTTTTCGGCTCCGAGATCATCCAGAAGCAGCACATCCGCCAGAAGCGCCTTGTCAAGGATCCGCATCTGGTCCGTGTTGTCTGCATGGCCATACATCATCATTTCCAGCTGCTGCGGAACGTTCCAATAAGCGGCGTGGTATCCGTCTTCCAGTGCGCAGTTCAGGACCGCACAGCCGAGATGTGTCTTTCCGCAGCCTACGGCGCCCATCAGGATAAGGCCCTTGCCTTCTCGCCAGTTTGCTTCCCGGTTCAGGAGATACTCTTTCACAGCCTCAAAGGCTTCTTCCGTCCCCGGAACCCGCCGGTAGCCTTTCAGCGTGGCGTCGGAAAACATGTTCGGAATTTCGGCCCATTCCCGGCGGTGCTGCCGCGCACGTTCGCGGTCCCGCGCTTTCTTTGCAGCGTCTTCCGCTTTGATCTCCGCGTCCCGGCAGGGACACGGTTTTTTCAAAATTCTCGGTTGCCCGTCCAAGTCAAAGAATTTCAGGCCCATGATGTGCGCCCCGCATTTCGGGCAAACTTCCCCGGTATCGAAAACTCTGTCCCGCAGGCTGAAAGACGGGGCCAATGCCTGCATCGGTTTGTCATTCATGTCGTTCACTTCCCAAAATTTTTATACCGTTCCGGGTCCGAAAGATCAGGCTCCGACGCAGGCCGCCGCTCTTTCTGCTCCCGGCCGTCGTTCCGGAGGACGCTGCGCAGATAGGACGCTGACCGTCCCTTGCAGCGCGCCGTTTCGTCGATAGCGTCCAGGATACGCTGTGTGGGATAATCCCGGTAGAGTTCCGACAGGATAACGCCGTCCTTGGACGACGGCATCAGGTTGACCTTGTCCTCAAAAGCCTGACAAATACGGCCGAAATCTTTCCCCGCCCCTCCATCGGGATGATTCGCGGATGCGTCCGCGCCCTCTACCGTGGATCCAGATGGGGTATTATTTACACTAGGCTTATCTTGGTTAGGTACTGGTACTGGTATGGTACTGGTAAAGTCATTACATTCCGTTTTTGTAACATTACACGGCGTACTCTGTAATGTTGCATCTTGCGCTTCTGAAGCATTACTTTGTTTCTGTTTCTGCTTTTTTTGCTCCCTGCATTTTTTGACCCTGCGCCGATTGTCTTCCTTTTGCTTTTCCACATAGTCAACCAAGAAGTTCTGATGCAGATCCCAATTCCGGATTAAAACCCGTCCGTCGTCTGCCTTTTCGAGAAAATTGGTAGCCAGCAGCGCATCATAGAATTTCTGGGATCCTTTCGTGCCGCCTTTTTCCCACCCGGCCGCCTGTGCAATTGCCCTCGGCGGAAAGTTGGTCACATCTCCGTCATCCGGGCAGGCAGTTGAAGCCCACGCCCAAAGGCAGGTCATCAGGCCGACAGCATAAGCGTTTGGAATGTTCAGCCGGTCTGCCAGATTGTAGATTTTATCATGCTCTTTAATTCCACTGTCCACCTGTATCCACGGACGCATCGATTAACCGCCTCCCTCAAAATACTGTTACCGGAACGCCGGATACCCGTTCGATTTCTTTCTTGAACAGCTTCGGGTCGCCGTTATTCCTTGAAACATGGATCAGATAAATATGCCGCACACTGCTCATGTCGTTAGCAAGGAAAAAATCTTTTACGTTCTCCAGACTGAAATGTGACCTTTCAATTCGGCGCTCCATGGACTCTGGAATACGGCCCTCAGCCACGCTTTGGCTGATTAATTTTTGGCTGTAATTGCACTCTACCATAATCACATTCAGTGATCGGAACGTGTTCGGGATGTAGTAAGTATCCGTTGCAAACAGCAGCTTCTCCCGGGCCGCCGTGGAATACAGCAGGTACCCGCACGGTTCCGCGGCATCATGCTCCGTTTCAAACGGGAGAATAATCCAGCTTGCAAGCGCAAATTGCTCTCCAATGCGGACAATGTGCTTCCGATATGGCCGGTCAATATCAGTAATCCGGCCGAATGTCCCTTCCGTGGCGTAAAGATCAATGCCTTGTACTGCAAGTTTTCCGGCGCTTCTGGCGTGATCCTGATGCTCATGGGTTATCAGGCATCCTTTCACGCGCGGCAGTAAATCTAGATAGCCGGTCATAATTTTTTTAGAGCGGATGCCCGCTTCCAGAAGCAGGACACTCTCGCCATCATCGACAGCGTAAGAGTTTCCTGTGCTCCCGGAAGCAAGGCATTTTACATCAATCATCTTCGTTAAAACCCTGGGTCATAGGCAGCAGGCTGACTTTTTTCGGGCGGAGGCGTCGGTTTATCTTTCTTTGCTTTTGACGGTTCATGGGGTGCAGGGACCGCATCGTTTATCACTTCGCCGGTTTCCGGGTTGATATCTATCATCTGCTTGTTGGCTTTCTTCTTAGCTTCCTGCTGAGGGGTAACGCCGCGGTCATCTTTTTCCAGCGCTTTGTTCATTTCTACTGACATTGGCCCATAGGTGCTAATCAGGCGGCGCATACAGGTCTTTTCTGCCATCTTGTCAAACTCTTTCTGCCATGGGGAATAGCTGCTGCTGTAACTGGGGCTGTACCTTTTGGCCCATGCTTCAACTTCCCCGCGACTCATGTATAAGGTCTTTTCAAAGCCATTCAAAAGCTGAAAATAGGCAAAATAGCCGACAACTTTGTCACTTGTGCGCTCCCCGGAAAGGTCAACTGTGCCGGACAGTTTATCCCTGCTTACAAATTCGCCCTCATAAACTGTGCCGGAATTGATGGTCTTATATTGCCTGGTGTGCTGTGCAAGTTGAATGAGGCCTTTGTATCCAATCACGAATGTTGGAGCAGGCTTGTTATTGTGCCGGAATGGCACTACATAGGCAAAGCCGAGAGACTTCACAAGCGGAAGTTTCAGCGAAGCTGCCTTCATGCACTCCATGGCAACCGCCTGCGGGTCGCATCCTTGCAGGGAATTGTCACTCTCATAGAGGTCAATCATACTGGACATAAAAGCCCCTGCGTTGTCGTGAAGCGTATTACGGAGCTGTGCCCGAATGGTCTGCTGGTTTAAAATTCCTTTGAACTGGTCCACTTTTGTGGCGGTAATGTTCTTGTTTTCACTCATGATTCTTCATCCTCACTTTCATCTGTTTCTGATTGTTCATCCTGGCTTTTGGCCGGTCCGCCGTCCTCCTGATATTCCTCCACGATTCCCGTCTTGCCATCCACTGTGGCCGTGCCGCTAGGCTGCTGAACTTCATCAAAAGAAAGCTGATGTTCACGGTCGGCTGGAAGGACTGGCCGCCCGTCGGCATCAAATTTTAACGGTACCAGAATACCGGAAATCTTCTGAGGCTTTACTGTGTAATTGATCTTTCCGGACACAGCCCCATCAAATAAATATTCTCCGGATTGATCATCAAACGTGATTTTGACGGTCATTTCACCGTCATGCTGGTTCTTGGCGTGAAGTTCGGTAAGCAGACTATTGAGTACCGTATCGGCCTTATCCACAATCTGTCTCAGTTCCGGTCCGCGCAGGGAAAGCGGTTCGCCTTCGACATCGTCCGATCTGGGATCATCTGAATTCTTTTCCGGATATTCGTCGTCCCCGGAAGCATTCTTCCAGTCGCAGCTCTGCGGCGGCTCTGTGCCATCGTTCGCGGACTCGTCGGTATCGTCCTTGGATTCCGGGGAATCGTTCCCCTGTTCCACTTTCGGGGGATCATCCTCAGGTGGAACAGAATCGTTATTTTCTGCCGGAGTATCACCAAAAGTCTGCTGTTCCAATTCAGACTCTTCATCGGGTGTGGAGCGCTGCTCTGGATTTTCATCCAATTCGTTCATTCTGCTTCCTCCGTTCTCAGTGTTTTATCCTTGTCGGATACATACAGGCTGATCGTCTGCGCCTCAATCTTCAGCGGGTGTGACACGCTCTCGGCGTCGTCATGCCAGACCGGCATGACAAGGCCCATCTTCCGGCCGAGCGTGTCCACAATATCAAGCCCGGCGTTTACTTTTTCAGACTTACTGAGGCTGCCGTAATCTTTGCCGCTGACCTGCGCTTCGCAGCAGGCTTTTACGCCGCCGTTGACCTGCGTTTCAAAGAGCTTCCAGCGGACCGTGCGGAAAGAACCGTTTACTTCAGCTTCCACATCTGCCGCTTTCAGCTGTACGAAAAGCTCCGTAAGGTGAAGCATGCTGTCAAGCTGCGCTAGGCGGATACCGAGTTTTTTCTGCTGTTCCTTCAGCTCTGCAATCCTGGCGTCCTGCTTTTTAACGAGTTCCGCATCAGCCTGTTTCTGCTGGATTCCGCTTATTTCGGATTCAACCGGGTTAAGCTCTTCCTGCAGTTTTTGAATCTGGGCATCGGCTTCATGTTCAGCATCGTACAATTCCTTCTGTGCGGCCTCAACCTTTGTGCGCCAGCCGGCACACTCTTTTGTCTCTTCCCATACCGGAGGCGTAACAAGCATTTTTTGCAGACCGTAAATTTTCTGCCGGTGATGGTCAATCTCAAGGTTTATGTCTTTCATGTTCTGTGCAGCCGAATCACGGCTTTTGGTTAGGCCATTCAGCTCCTGCACCATGTCCTTGCCCTGCTGCTGTATGCCGGCGATTTTCTGCGCCTTCTGCTCGTTGAAACTGCCTTCAAGTTCATTGACCTTTTCCTGCGGGTAAGGCCGGCCGCAGGTCGGGCACACACCGGAAGACGTATCAAACTGCCTGCTGTGTTCGGTCACAACGGCCTGCCGCAGCGCAGGAATCTCTTTGTTCAAAACATCAATGCGGCTGTTATCTCTATTCAGGTTTCCGCTATGCTGTGCCAGCTTATCCTGCAGGTCAGCCGTCTCCTGCCGCAGGGCTGCAATCTGGTTTTCCAGCGCGTCGTTGCCTTCGGAAGATTTTCGGAGGTACTCCCCGCGTGCCTGCTCCATGTCCGCCTGCAGCTTGCTGATCTTGCTTCGTGCCACCGAAACGGATTCTCCGGAACGGAGCGCGTCCATCTTCCCGCGGATCTGTATCCGCTGAGATACTAAGTGCGGCAGCCGGGCGGAATCAGTATCCAGATTTACAGTGTCCGGCTTTGCGCGTTCGGCTTCATCAATACGGCCCGGAAGAGCTTTCAGTTTCTCACTTACTTTGCGCCGGTTCGCTTTCCAGCGGGCTGCGCAGTCATCAACCGTATAGGTGCCAAGCTGCTCCCCCAGCGGGGCCAGCTCTTTATGGCGGGCAATAACGCTCATGTCATTAACGCCCCCGGCAAACAGATCCAGCAGCTTCTGGCGGCGCACGTCCGGCTTCATAACCTGCGCGAAATAGTCAGGCCGGGTTACGGTCAGGATGTCCTCTTCCCTGCCGAAATGCTCTTTGATGTAATCGGCATATTCCCCGGCTTTCTTCGGCACATCGTCTATGTAGTAGTCCGTGGTGCTGCCGGTGCGGCGTTTCTCCGCTTCACCGCGCTTGCGGGTAAAGACCGGCTTGTACACCCGGCGCAGAGTGACGCTGCCGCCGCCTTCAAGGGTAATCCCGGCGGAAACGGACGCCTCCACGCCTTCGGCCGAACCGATCGGCAGAATCTTATAGTCTGCACGGTCCTGCTGGTCCTTGCCGGTTAACAGCCAGAAGAACGCATCGGCCAGCGTGCTTTTGCCGGAATAGTTTGCGCCGTATACCGCAGCGCTCCGTCCGCCGAAGTCATGTCCGTAATGCTTGCAGCCGCGGAAGTTTTCCAACTCGAACTGGTGAAGCTGAATCATGACTCCGCGCCTCCCCTCTTGACGTTTGAAAAGATGATTGCTATACTGGGATTAGTGAGATGTGTTCTGCCGCTTTCAGTGTTACCAGCGCTGAGGGCGGCCTTTTTTTCTGCCATCTGGACGGCGGCACGGTACGCGGCTTTCAGCAGATCAGCTTCTGCCGTAAAGGCAGTCCGGTCAAATATTCCGGTGTCATACAGGGCGCAGAGATAGCCGGAGCCGATATCATATTCCTGCCGGGCTTCCTCCGGCGTCCTGCGGCTGGCGATCCATTGTGCTTTTAACTGGATTTCCTGGGAAGCGTTGCGAAACGCTGTTTCTTTGGTCATGCTGTTTCATTCCTTTCGTTGAGTTCCCGGTCATTCCGGGCAATTTCAAGGGTTCCTTCCGTCAACCGGGCCTGTCCGACCGCTTCGGCCACCAATTCCGCTATATACCCGATATCCTGGCCATTCAGGTCAATCGATCCGTCCCGGTCTTCCATACGGTATTTCCGGATGACATACCGGACCGCCGCATTGTATTCTTCTTCTGTCAGCTTCACGGTTTTCTGCCTTACCATGGAGCGCAGAAGGACGGCGGCAAAAGATTCACGGCTCCGCATGCTTTTCACCTCTCCCCAGCAGCCAGTCCACACTCACATTCAGGATGTCGGCCAGCGCGCTTAATTCATAGTCCGTTACATAGCGGATCTGGCCTTCCAGCTTTGATAGTCCGGATGCGTTCAGGTCAATTCCGGCAGCCTGGAGCTTTGCCAGCAGTTCTTTCTGCTTCATGTACTGGTTCTTACGGGCCATTTCGACGCGGGCACCGCAGAGATTCCGGGTACCCAGAGGCTGTTTACGGATTCTCATGGGGTTTCACTTCCTTCCTTTATCGGGTGTACCTGCTCCCAAGTAATGTCTCCGTCCAGCGCCTCTCGTGCCAGCCTGATTTGGTCGCGCAGCTTATCATTGCGGATACTCTCGCAGTGCTCAAAGCCAGCCCTCAGCGCCCCCGGCCGCAGATCGCTGTCTATGGTTCCAACGGGCTTGCCGCCCTCGTCAATCAGCCTGTACACCCAGCTTTTGCCGATACTGTTGTTATTATCGACAATGTCGATAGCACCGTCCGGCATCTGGATTAGTACGTATTTCATGGTCTTTCACTCCCTTCCGGTTTGCGGACGTAGGTTCTCCACATTCTTGTAGGTGCATGGTATCTTCTTCCGTCCAGCGTTTCTACTATCGTTTGCTGTTCACAAGCAATAGGATAATATTGCTTAATTGCCTTTCCAATAACTCCAGAAGCAATACAAATCACCATATCCCCCCTGTGAATATCATTCATTTGTTTCGCTCCCTTTCGGCTTGCGGGCGTAGGCAATCCACGTTTTGCCGTAATCAGAAAATTTTAATCCTGTTGGGCCGCTATCTGTAAAATAGACACACTCCCGGAAGATTTCTTTTACAACGCGCCATTTACCATATCTTCCACGCTGAATCCATACTGGATCCCCGCCCATTCGATTGAACTGTTCCAGCGTCAGCGGCTTGTTTTCCGGTTCGGTGCTACGTAATGCTGTTATGGCCATATTTATAGCGGCATGGCTTAGTTTGTCAGAGCAATATATTTCATGCTTAAGTATCCATTCCATACGTTTAATTGCCCGTTCGCGGGTGATTTTCAGTTCTTCCATCACTTTCCCTCCTCCCATTCTAATTTCTGTCCGCAGTCCCAGCAGTAATGATGTGACCGTGTTAGGATTGTCCCGCAGCGCGGGCAGCGGACTACCGTAACGCCCTTGCAGTAATGGACATTTCCGTCTGTTACTTTGCCATCCGATACTTCTAGGATCGGTTTCTTCGGCGTCGCCTTTGCTATGGCAAGCTGGATATCAATGCCGGGCATTGCGATCACTCCATTCTGTTAGGCAAATTCCCGGGCGAGCTGTTCGGCGGTGATGTCCTGCCGGAGCCCTCTGCGGTATAGCGTGCTGACCGACACGCCCATGATTTCGGCGGCTTCCCGCTGCCCAAAGACCAGCTTGTTCGGGTAAAGTTCTTTCGCCCGTGCCCGGATGGATTCAAGGGTCGGCTCATAAAGTTCTTTTTCACGAGACATTCAAGTCACCTACCCTTCTATGCCGGGATTTTCAAAATGTCCCGGATTGCATTTTCTAGCCGCTTGCTATGTAGCTGCCCAGTCATGAGTTTGTACAGGTTAGAACTGTCAACATACATCCCGGATTTTTCTCTGGCCTGATCGATCAGCCATTCCTGCGTTTCATTGAGATCGAGTAACGTCATTTTGATTTCCTTTCCCAACGGCGTTAATGGCCTCTTAAGCATAAAAATCCTCCTTTTCTGTAAAATCAGTATTGACAATTACGGAAATAGGTAATATACTCATGTTGTCAATGAAAATTATTACTGCATTCCGTTTTCTAAGGTTAGTATATTACCGATATCGGTAATAGTCAAGCTATTTTTAAGGATTGCAGTAAATTCGTCATTATGCCTATTTTGGAGTGACAATTTATGGGCAATCTGTATGGCAAGATAGAGCTTCTATGTAAACAAAACGGAATTAATGTAACTCAAATGTGTCGTGAAGCTGGAGTAAGCCGTGGAAATCTGACAGATCTAAAAATGGGAAGGCAATCTGGGTTGTCTGCAAAAAATGCAGATAAAATAGCATCATATTTTGGTGTATCAGTAGGCTATCTTCTTGGGACGGACAAAAAAGAAGCGCCCATCTTTTCAAAGAAAGATGAGCGCGATATATCAAAACGTCTAGATCAAACATTAAAAGATCTGGAAAATGCTCAAGGAGCCCTTATGTTTGATGGCGAACCATTAGATGATGTAACAAAAGAATTGTTAATCGCAAGTCTTAGAAAAGACCTTGAAATGGGAAAGAGGATAGCAAAGCAGAAATATACTCCCAAAAAATATCGAAAGTCT